AGGAAATCAAAATAATCAAGACAATCAAGGAAATGATCAAACAAGTATTCCAAGTGTTGATACTTTAATAAATAATGATGTAACTAATACAGTTACACCTCTTACTGAAAAAGAAAAAATATGGCAACTTGCTACACAGGCATATGAATCAAATCCTGGATATGCAAAAAGTTGGAAAGGCCAACAAATTGAGAAAAGGTTTGGCAAAGGTACCCCAGAGTACGAAAATGCAATGATCCAAGAATTTGGACTTCCTCAGATTATTTCTACAGGTACTTATCAAGGGAATTATGGTGATAAATGGTCATCAGCTATAAAGACTACAGGTACAGGTGACTTTATATATTCTGGACAAGGAAAACATTTAATGGACCAATATGGTGATGCCACAGCAGGATCTTATGAAGACCAAGTAGCTAATTATTATGCAACTACCGGCGGCGGACAAAATGATCAAGGTGGAAATCAAAGATATGGCTATGGATATGGATATGCCCCTGGTTCATCTGGACCTGGTAATTATGGTAATTATGGTCGTTATGCTAATTGGTATAAAAAAAACAAATATAATTATGATTCACCATTTGCAAGAATATTGGCAGAAAGACGCGCAAATCCCGTACAACCAGATAATATATCAAAGTATACACAAATGATGGCAAATGCTAACAGAGGTGGTATAATGGGCCTAAGGAGATAATATGTTAAATTTACTTTTAAAACCATTATTAGGTGTTGCAGGGCAAGCAGTTTCCGGTTTCATAGAAACAAAGAAAGCGAAGGCCGAGAACAAGTTAACAGAAATAAAAGCTAATACTAAATTGAAGCAGCAACAGATCGCCGGCGAAGTATCGTGGGAAGCATCTGCTGTTGACCAAATGAAAGGAAGCTGGAAAGACGAATTCGTTTTGCTTGCCCTAATGATTCCTGCAATTTTGGTCTTCATTCCTGGAATGACGGAGCACGTGGAACGAGGATTTGAGGCACTCCATAAATTACCGGAATATTATAGACATCTCTTATATTTAAGCTGCAGCGTCAGCATGGGTGTGAGAATGGCTCCAGGTGTTAAAGGATTATTTAAGAAAAAATGATCACACCACAAAGATTAACAGCATGGAGAATATTTCCACGCTTACTAATTACACTCTATGGTTTTTCTTTTTACAGAACAACTGAATGGTTTATGAATCTACCTGATCCAACAAATGCACAATCTGCTTTTGTTTCAGTCATTGTAGGTGCTGGCGCCGCATGGTTTGGTTTATATGTAGGTGGAACAAGGCAATCTAAACCAGAAAACAAGGAATAGTATTGACAAATACTACCCTTTAACATAAAGACAAGTAAGGAGAAAAATATGGTTGGAAGAATTAAAAAAATGATGGCTGGAGGGCCAATGAAGCAAGGATATAGTCCTCGTGTTTCAAGTGGTACAACAGGTGTAGCGTCAAGACCAGCAGCAGCTGGTGTAGCAACAAGAACGGCAGGCGCTAAAAAAGGCGGAAAGATCGCCGGTAAAATGCACGGCGGAAAGGTACACAAAAAGAAAAAATAGTGGAAGATACCAATACTGTTTATCGAATCTTGAAAAAGATTCGTGGACGAAGAGAAGATTTGAAGGAAGTTATTTCAGCTGGATTACCTAGCTGGGATGAATATAACAAAACCGTAGGAGAATTTAAAGCCTACGCAATTATGGAACAGGAAATACAAGACCTGCAGAAAGATCATGACGGAGATACCGAAACGTAGATTTGCACTCGAAGAAAAAGATTTATCAGAAGAGGCAAACGAAAATAACAAAGTAGCGGAAGACAAAGAAAACCGCTTTCTTAAAAAAATTCAAGCAGAAGCAACAGACAAAATAGAGCACCTTCCTACCAATAAGGTATTAGAACGTTTACCTGACCCAACTGGATGGAGGCTTCTTATTCTCCCATACAAAGGCCAAGGAAAAACAAAGGGTGGAATAATACTGTCTGATGAGACAATAGAGGAGAGGGGATATACAACCGTTACTGGTTTAGTCCTAAAAGTTGGACCCGATGCCTATAAAGATGAAAAGAGATTTCCAGATGGACCGTGGTGTAAGAAAAATGACTGGATTATATTTGGTCGTTACGCCGGATCCAGATTTGGAATAGAAGGTGGTGAAGTGAGAATACTTAATGATGACGAGATAATTGCTGTGGTAAAAGACCCAGAGGATATCTTGCAATATAAATAACAGGAGGAAAAATGCCTGCAGAAGAAGCTGTCAAAGTAGAGCCACAATCTGAAGCTGATGCCAAGATGGTAGATTTACCGTCAGATGGTCCATCAGTAGATGTAGAACTACCTAATAAAATAGAAAAGACTATAAATCCTGATCCTGAACCAGAAGCAGTTGAAACAGAAGTTCACACAGAAACTGCATCTGAAGGAGAAATGGAAGATTATGGGAAAAAAGTACAATCCCGTATTGATAAATTAACAAAACGTTTACGTGAAACAGAAAGACGTGAGCAAGCTGCAATTGAATATGCACAAGGTGTTCAACAAGACGCACAAAAAATGCGTTATAAAGCAAAAAGTTTGGACACAGGATATATAAATGAGTTTGCTAACCGTGTTGAAGCAGAAACTACTGAAGCTAAAAAAGCTTTAAAAGCAGCTGTAGAACTAGGAGATAGTGATGCACAAGTTGATGCACAACAGAAATTAGCAAGATTAGCTATAGAATCTGAACGTGTTAAATCAACACAAGCACAACGTGAAAGATTGAAAAAGGAAATGATGGCACGTGGGGTTAATCCAAATCAGCCACAAATGCCTAATCCTCAACAATATCAACAACCAGCACCTCCTCCCCCGCCAGATCCAAAGGCAGAGGACTGGGCTGAAAAGAATAAGTGGTTTGGTGAAGATGAACCTATGACCTTGACATCTTTCTCAATTCATCGTAAACTAATGGAAGAAGGATTTGACCCGCAGTCCGATATGTACTATAGTGAAATAGACAAAAGGATGAAGGACACTTTCCCTCATAAGTTTGAACAAGCTTCGCCCACTCAAACGGTTGCTTCTGCTAACAGAGGTGGACCTATAAAAGGGCGCAAAGGCACAGTGAGACTCACACCATCACAAGTAGCCATTTCAAAAAAACTAGGTGTGCCACTAAGCGAATATGCGAAGTACGTGAAGGAGTAGGCATATGAATATTAAAAATATAAAAACAAATAAACTACCATCACGCGAGTCCGAAACCAGAGAGAAAGTTTCTCGAAGGAAACCGTGGGCTCCACCATCACAACTAGACGCACCACCTGCGCCAGCTGGATTTGTCCATCGCTGGATAAGGGCTGAATCTGTAGGACAGATGGATCAAAAAAATGTATCCGCTAGACTACGCGAAGGTTGGGAATTTGTCCGAGGGGATGAATATCCTGACGTTGAATGGCCCCAAATCGATACAGGTAAATATTCAGGTGTTATAGCTGTTGGAGGTTTAATGCTAGCAAGGATTCCTAAGGAAACCGTTAAAGAACGTGAAGCATATTTTGCACAAATTACGCAAGATAAAGACGACGCGATTGCTAACGATCCCCTTAAGGACCAACATCCTAGTATGCCTGTTCATAATGAGAGCAGGTCTCGCGTAACATTTGGTGGAAAGAAACCTAGTTAATTTTAAGTTTCCTACACATAAGTTACACAATTTTGACACACTCGTGGTGAGTGTGTTGAACAATTAACTGTGAGGAAAAAATCATGGCTAACTTAGATCAACCATTTGGTTTAAGACCTGTAGGAAAACTTGGCAGTTCAATCAATAATGGCGGTACTACAAAGTATCGTATTGCGGATAACCAATCTGGTGTTATTTACAAGGGAGACCCAGTCTTCGTTGGGGATGGATCAGACGCAGGTGCCGTAGTAACTCCAGCAGCAGGCTATATAGCTTCTGCGGAAACGGGCAACATATGTTGCGTTGGAGTCTTTAATGGTTGTTACTACATTGACCCTACAACTAAAAAACCAACATGGTCTAATTACTATCCTGGTAGTGTAAACATTACTGAGGGTACAATCGACGCGTATGTCTATGACGATCCAAACATGCTGTTTGAAGTGCAAGCTTCCGGAACTTTAACCTATGCAACTGTTGTTAATAATAATATTGATATGTTAACATATGCTGCAGGGTCCACTGTTAATGGCCAATCAAAAGTTGAATTGGCTGCTGCAGTGACTGGTTCAGGAGCTACAGCACAATTTGTTGTTATAGGGATCTCTGAAGATCCTGAAAACAATGACGCAGCTTCAGCAAATTCGAACTGGGTAGTTAGATTTAACGAACATCGTTATCTCAGAACTGCTCATACGTTCTAAGCCTAGGAGGAATTGAACAATGGTTATTTCAAGAATGCAATTGGTCAAAGAACTCGAACCAGGCTTAAATGCTTTGTTTGGGTTAGAATATGACCGCTACGAAAATCAAGACAAGGAGATCTTTGATACAGAGAGCTCCGATCGTGCATTTGAAGAAGAAGTAATGCTTGGTGGATTTGCCAATGCAAGTGTAAAACCAGAGGGTCAAGGTATAACATACGACGACGCTCAAGAAACTTACACTGCTAGGTATACACACGAAACCGTTGCTTTGGCTTTCTCATTAACTGAAGAAGCTGTAGAGGATAATCTC